AGGATGAGACGTTAGTATCAGATAATGCAATAAGCACTATAAACAATACAAACGCTTATATGACATATAACAACAAACCTTTTATAGATATGTTTTTTAAAGAGGCATATCCATTATATGTAAAAAAATATTCTTTTTTAAAACAGTTAAACCAACACACTATATTAGAAGTTAAAATACAAAAAACCAAAGTAGGTGAAGGCTATCATTTTTGGCATTGTGAAAATGCAATGATGACAGCAAGAAATAGAATATTAGCTTTTATGGTGTACCTTAACGATGTAACAGAAGGTGGAGAAACAGAATTTTTATATCAAAAGTGTAGATTCAAGCCAGAAAAAAATACACTATTAGTTTGGCCATCACAGTTTACACATGTTCATAGAGGCAACCCTCCTCTGTCGAATGATAAATATATAATAACGGGATGGGTAGAATACGGATATTAATATGATAACAGAACCACGATGGAAATCTTATATAGTTGAAACCACACGACCAATCTTTACACCTAAACAATGTCAAATGATTATTAATGCAGGAAGAGCCGAACCTAGAAATGATGCAGAGGTTGGAAGTAAACAAGGCATTAAAGGTGGAGTTATAGATACTAAAACAAGAACATCACATATTAGTTGGATACCTTTTAAAAAAATGAATGACATGTATAAAGACATTGAGAAAATTATGAAGACCACAAACGGTAACCATTTTGGTTTTGATGAAATGCAGATTACAGAGATGGCACAATACACAGAATATCCAGAAGGTGGGTTTTATGATTGGCATGTAGACAATGATGTTAACTGTGCACACGAACCACCAGTTCGAAAAATATCTATGACTTGTCTGTTATCTCCTGAGAATGAATTTGAAGGTGGAGATCTAGAACTAATGGCTGAAGGTAAAGTTGCAAAAATAAAACAAGGACATGCTGTATTTTTTGCATCATTTATTAGACACAGAGTAAAACCTGTAATACGTGGTAACAGAAAGTCTTTGGTTATGTGGTTTGGAGGCACTCCATTTAAATGATGATTAAAGCTGCATACTTTCCAACTATTATTTATGCTAAAGATGTTAATCTAGATAACAGACTTTTTGAGAAAGAAGTTCTTGCTTGGGCTGATAAGGACAAAGGAGTTAAACGAACTAATATGAATGGCTGGCATAGTACAACTAATATGCATGAGATACCTATATTTAAACCATTAGTTGATGAATTATTTAAAATGCAAAGTGAGGTATTTGAAGAAGAGTGGTTAGATAATGAAGCTATCATAGGTAATATGTGGGCTAACATAAATCCACCAGGTGGTTATAACAGACCACATGTGCATCCTAACAGTCACTTCAGTGGAGTGTATTATATCAAAGCACCCAAGAACTCTGGACAGATAGTATTTAACGAACCAAGAGCAACGGCACATATGGTTATGCCAAGAAGAAAAAAAGGAGAGCCACCTTCACATCTATGGAGAGAGGTGCGTGTAGATCCTTTAGAAGGTAGAATAATTATATTTCCTGCATGGCTATGGCATTGTGTTGAACCAAATGAAAGTAATGATATAAGAATATCAGTATCATTTAATTTTTTACAGAAAGGATTTAATGTTTAAATACCACGTTATTAAAAAAGCGTTATCTTTTGAATTAGCTAATTTTATATTTAATTATTTTTTACTTAAACGAGATGCCGTAGAGTTTATGTATAAACATAATATAAACTCACAGTCCCCGATGCTTGGAACATGGGCCGATCAACAAGTACCTAATACATACTCTTGTTATGCTGATTTTGTAATGGAAACTCTGTTAATGAAAATGCTACCTGTAATGAAGAAAGAAACAGGCTTAGATTTAATACCTACCTATTCTTATTCTAGAGCATATAAAAAAGGAGATGTATTAAGAAGACACAAAGATAGACCAAGCTGTGAGATATCTACTACTCTAAACCTTGGTGGAGATCCTTGGCCTATATTTATCGACGGTACGGGGTCTGACAACGTCATAGACGAGTATAAGAACATACATAAGCCCAATGCACCCAAAGGCACAAAAGTCGTGCTTGATGTGGGAGATATGTTGGTATATAGTGGTTGCGAACTTGAACATTGGCGAGAGCCATTTGAAGGAAACATTTGCGGCCAAGTATTTCTACATTATAATCATGTGAATGGCCCATTTGCTAGTAAGAATATGTTTGATGGAAGACCAAAGCTGGGTCTACCATCTTATGTAAAATAGTATTATAATGGAGTCATATGTTACAAAAGATAGGGTTTCAACCTGGAATCAATAAACAAATCACACCAACTGGAGCTGAAGGGCAATGGATTGATTGTGATAATGTTAGATTTAGATATGGTACACCTGAAAAGATAGGTGGTTGGAAACAATTAGGTGAGAGTAATTTAACTGGTGCAGGACGTGGTCTTCATCATTATGTAAATAGTTTAGGTAGAAAATACGCAATCATTGGTACAAACAGAATTTTATATGCATACTCAGGTGGTGTGTTTTATGACATACACCCAATTAAATCTACAACAACGCTTACAAGTGCATTCACTACAACCAACGGATCATCAACTGTTACAATAACATTTGGTAGCGCTCATGGTATTAGTGCATCTGATATCGTATTACTAGATAACTTTTCTACAATTACAGATTCTAATTTTGGTTCATCTGATTTTGATAATAAAAAATTTATGGTGACTACTGTACCTTCATCTACAACAATTACTATTACGATGCCATCAAACGAATCTGGATCTGGTGCAACTACATCAGGTGGTATCAGAGTACAACATTATTATACTGTAGGTCCAGCTGTGCAAGCAAAAGGTTTTGGTTGGTCACTTGGGACTTGGGGTGGTGAAGAGGTAGGAGCTTTTACTACAACACTATCAGGTGCAATAAATGCATCAACTACAACAGGTATTACATTAGCGGACCCATCACAGTTTCCAGACTCTGGTACAAACTTTGTTTTAATAGGTACAGAAGAAATATCATACACAGGTATAAATGCATCAAATGAGTTAACTGGTGTTACAAGAGAAGTTAGAAACACAACGGCTGCATCTCATGGTGCAGGAGATACAGTAACTAGCACAGCAAATTATGTAGCGTGGGGTGAAGCTGCATCTGGTGACTTAGTATTAGAACCTGGTATGTGGTCATTAGATAACTTTGGTGACAAAGCTATTTGTTTAATTCATGATAGTGCTGTGTTTGAATGGAACTCTGCTGCATCAAATGCAACAGACACAAGAGCAACTATTATATCGGGTGCACCAACCGCATCAAGACACATGTTAGTATCTACACCGGATAGACACTTAGTATTCTTTGGAACAGAAACAACTATTGGAGATACATCTACACAAGATGATATGTTTGTACGATTTTCAGATCAAGAAGATATAAATACGTATGTACCAACAGCAACTAATACAGCTGGTACACAAAGACTGGCCGACGGATCACAGATCAGAGGAGCAATTAGAGGTCGTGATGCAATCTATGTTTGGACTGATACAGCATTATTCACACAACGTTTTGTTGGTCAACCATTTACGTTTGCGTTTGCACAAGTTGGAACTAACTGTGGACTTGTTGGACAGAATGCATGTGTAGAAGTTGATGGTGCTGCATACTGGATGTCAGAGAATGGTTTCTTTAGATATGCTGGTAAGTTAGAATCATTACCTTGTTTAGTAGAAGATCACGTTTACGATAATATAAATTTAGATTCTGGTAATCAGATGGTATCAGCAGGATTAAATAATTTGTTCGGTGAAGTTATTTGGTTTTATCCAACAACAGGATCTTCTGTTGTAAATAGAATGGTTGCATATAATTATTTTGATTCATCACCACAAAGGCCTGTATGGACAAACGGAACATTAGCTAGAACTATGTGGGAAGATTCTGCAGTATTTGGATCACCACATGCTTTAGAATACGATGCAGCTACAGATACATCTTTTGATGTTGTGGGCAACACGGAAGGTAGAACAACATACTATCAACATGAAACAGGAACTGATCAAGTTAAAGGTGGAACTGTTACAGCTATTACAGCAAACATTGCATCTGGAGATTTTGATATTAGTCAAAGAAGAAGTGCATTGGGTCAAACTACAGGAGCTGCAGATCTTAGAGGAGATGGTGAATTTATAATGAAGATAAGAAGATTTATACCCGACTTCATATCTCAAACTGGTAATACACAAGTTACCTTACAATTAAG